CGCTGCAAGCCGATCTGCGCGTCAAGCGCGGCCTGTAGTTCAGGCGTGAGTTGCGTATTCTGCGACCATTGCGTGACATTTTGCCCTGTCGCCGGGTCATAGACTTGCCGGTTATCCCATGTGGTCGATCCCCACGGGTTGTACTGGTCAGGACGGTTGGCATACGTCTGGTAGGCGGTGTTTTCTTTACTCGCCTCGCCCTGTGCTAGTGCCGCGCCCTTGTAGTCTGGAGCCTTTGGGGTTTTTTTGCCGATTTTCTAATACCTCCAGACTGCCTATGCAGCCTCTTCAATCTTGCCCGACCGCTCTTCAGGGGTCAGATATTTGCAATTATGTTTATCGAGGCGCATAACAACGTAGTCGATGCCCTCGTCGTAACCGTCCTCGATCCGCGTCACTTCGTAGAATCCGAAGTGCTTGTCGAGTTTCAGTGCCTTCTTGTTGTTGGCAGGCACTAGCCCAATCATCATCTTGCGACCGGCATCGAGGAATACATACTTGCAGACCTCACGATGCAGGCCATGTTTAAACACCAATGGGTCTTTCACCAGTATGTGAACCTGAACAGCGGTATTTGTCCAATTATCGCAAATGACCGCAGCGACCGGGTTGCCGTCACGCTCCGCGATGATCCCGGTCGTGTCTTCACAAAGCGTAATCAGGTCTTCCACAAAAGGGTAATCACGGGTGTAATCAAATGCGCGGAAGGTGATCACAATGGGCCTCCCTGCGTCACCATCAGGTCGCACCCCAGATAGGTTGTATTGACAGCAGTCTCGCCCTTGATTGCGAGCGCGACATGCCGTCCCATGTTCTTTGAGCCGATCGTTTCCCAGTAGTTCTGCGCGGTCACGGCCCACTCATCCAAATCCCACAGCGCCGCATCCCACAGCGCCACACCGACACCTGTGAAGATCGGGGAGCTTTCGATGCTGCCGAGATTGAAGTCGTAGAATGTCTTTGTCAGGTAGGCAGGATCGGCATCACCGAGCCACCACGGGCGCACGAACTGCACCTGCTTCCAATTGGCAGGAGCGCCAAGGCTGGTGTAGTGCGTCAGCAGGCTGAACTCGATGCCAACGCTCGACAGGCCAGCCAGTGTGCCATTGTCCACCGTGCCGGTCATGAGCATCACGCGCCCGTCATCGGTGCCGAAGTAGAACTCGCCCTCTGCCTCTTTCATGCAGCGCATGTTTAAATTGCGAAACATCGTCCACGCCTGCGTGTTGATGTCCATCACGAACTGCACATACGGCTGCGATGCCTGAAGATCACTGCGCGGGACAGACACCACGACAATGCCGTTCTTCGTACTTTTGGCGATCTGCCAGCCGTACAGGCCGACATTCTGCTCCATCTCGCGGCGCACAAAGTAGCCGATGTTCGATGTCGTGTACTTTGTCGGATCTTCAGTGATCAAGCCGGAGACAAGCTCGGAGAGGCGCACGATACCGTTTTGCGTCAGGATCAGGACATCGCCACCGAAGTCAGACATGATGCGCCGGCCCTCGGGCACCGTGCCGACCTGCCAGCGACCGGCAAGACCGACAGATTGACCGAACTGCCCCTGGTAGACAAGCACATCACCGGACCCTGAAATAGCTACGAGCTTATCGTCCATGCCGTCGCCAGCATCCACTGACCACGACGCAAGCTGCGCCAGGTGACCGCCCTCGATAAACAAGCTGCCGACGTTGAAGTCGGCAATGTCGCCAGAAATCGCAAGCGGGTCCAGATACCAGATCGTTGCTGTGTTGCGCTCAACAAAGCAGATATTACCACCCCACTCAGTGACCTGAACAAGGTCTTCAGGGTTCGGCTGTGGCTGTCCTGTGAACGTGCCCTGGGTCCAGTCAGTGCCGTCGAAAATGTAGTAGCCGTTCGACTCGTCACACACCAGCAGGAAGTGGTCGCCGCCGGTATTGGTGTAGTTGACCACCGAACACCAGCCAGCCGTATCGTCTTGAACAGGCCACTCGAACACCAGCTCGGGAGGACTCTGAAAGTCGATACGCGCATCGAGATCCGGCGGAAAGGGGTTGCCCACGATTGACGTAACAGGGATTTCCCACCAGTCACCCTGATCAACAGGCGCGCCGGTCACATCGTAGGTGATGCCGCCGGTCGCCTCTTCCGCAATGATCACACGACCGTCAACGACAAGGTCGGTCAGGTCGATCAGTGCGCCGAGGTTGTCGAGTTTGTTTACACGCAGCTCGGTCAGACTTGAGCTGAACTCGCCAGCCAGCGGCGGATTGTTCCCAGATGATGTCCAGCGGCCATTCGCGTTCCACGAGCCGCCGGTCATGTCGTAGATGCCCTTGTTGGTGGTCGCGAAGAAGCGATCGTTCGCGCCGCCCTGAATAAGGCTGTTGTAGAACATCAGGGTGCGCACATCGTCCAGCTCGCCATTGGCATCGCGAAGCAATGTGGCGAATTCACGCGAGCCAGGTCGCACACGACAGCCATACTCGCCAGGGATCAGGTTGTACATGTACAGCGCCGCGCTCTGGAGCTGGTCGCCAACAGAGTACGCAGCCTGCGCAACGACACCCATGTTCGGCGCAGGCAGACCGACGTTACCCGCTCGCTGCGGGAGTCCTGATCGGCGTAGTGTCTTGCGCGGTGCAAGCATCAGACGTCCCCGTAGTTAGTGTCTGGCATGTTTTTGTAGTTCAGGTAGCTGACGTTGAAGCCGCCGCCGGCAGCGTTCAGGATCGGCGCCCCCTTGTCTTTACCCTCCCAGCTCTGCAGCGCCAGGACATACTGGTCTGCAGCTTCCTGGGTATCCATGCCCTTGCTGTTCAGGAATCGCAGCTTCAGCAGGCGCTCGAACAGGTACGGCTGAAACAGTACAATGTCGCCTGAGTTGCGGATCTCGTCGGCATACTGCCCCTCTTCACCATTCACAAGAACAGTCGAGCTGCTCGCGTACTCGTAGGTGATGTCGACGTCAGGCTCCTCGGTCGGAGGATTCTCTGCCCACGGGAAGACCCAGACCTTGCCCTCACGCAAGCGGAAAGAGGCGTAGATCGTGTAAGAGACGAGATCTCGACCGGTAAGGTATGTCCACTGCTGCGCGGACAGAGGACCGAAGAGAGGGACGTCCTGGCCCTGCTCCCAGCCGGTCTGGTCAATCATGTAGGCGAAGTCAGACGGAAGAGGCACCTTGCCTCCATTGGCGAGGATGTCGGCGCCCGTGATCGTCGCAGTGCGGATCATGCGCTCCCATGCTTGCGACTGCGTCAGCTCTGTCAGGCAGGCATTGGCAAGCGCAACCATGCGCCCGAACGACTCATCGTTCGATGCGAAGACGTCTGTCTGTCGGGTAAGCCCGACCTCTACCGCGACCTGGTTCAGCAGGTCATTCGCTGTTTTGTACCTCATCGGTCACCTTTTTGCGCGTTCTGCGCTTCGGTTGTTCCTGCATCATCTGCTTCAGGTTCTCAAGCTCGCCACGCAGCGCCTCGTTCTCCGCCTTCAGCTCGTCAAGGGGCGCCTGCATCTTCGAATCCTCGAGGAAGACCTTCGCCTTCGCCTTGAGCGCGTTGATGCCCATAAACTTCTGCGAGGCAGAATCTGGTGCATTCGCGAGATCCTCGACCGTGCGGATACCGAAGAACTTCAGCTCCTCGACCTGCGCGCGGCTGACAAAGGCCCACTCGCTCAACGGAGTGCCTTCCATCGGCTGCTCCTTGTTCATCTCGAACGCCTGCCACTGGCGCGGGAATCGCATCTTGTCCTGCTCTCGGACAGGGCGCTGGACGACGTTGTCCTTATCGCCAGGCACCATGATTTTGATGTATGGCACCTCCTCAAAGATCGGGCGCCCTTCCTTCAGGCTCGCTGTCTCGTCCTTCTTCGGATGCATGTAGAATTGCGCGAACACGCGGTCGTCAGCGAATCGCTGGCCCTGTGCTGCGTTCTGTGCCATCTGCATGGTGCTGTTGTCTGCTTCGATCATTTCGTTCTCCTAGTTATATGTCTGCATATTCAAGATCGTAAATGCCGGTCGGTCCTGATGCTCTCAGGACCAGACCCATACCGTCACCCAGCCCTGTCAGTGCAGAGATGTCGACGGTTTCAGAGGTGATCGGGTCTTGCCAATCACCATAGCCCATTGTAACTTCATCACCGTCAAGGATCGCAAAGAACGGCTCTGGATAGGGCGCATCACCCACCCCCGCATCGGGTATTGCGAAGGTGACAAGGTTACCGAACGAACCGGCTTGCCATGATTGGATCGCCATGTTGTCGTTGATAAGGCCGCAAATGATCTTGCTGTCTCCTGCCACGTTGGACCGCATGAAGACACCCTGAGCCAGTGACGTACCTCCAAGACTGCTTGCCCTGAAGATAAACAGCTTCCGCCCCACGGGAGCAGGTACATCCATCAGGTTGCCCCAGTAGTTGGGGTTGCCAGTACCTGTACCAGTGCCTCGCGCCTGTGCAGTGTTAACGTCAGTGATCCCCAACTCGGAACCCTGATTCAACCACCCAGCACCAATCTCTGGCGTGTGAGCAGTCAGCAGTGTGCCGTCAACGTCGGTAAAGCTGTCGCTGAAGGTCACGTTCTTTGTCGGCTCAACGAGTCTGAAACGGCTGACAGCAGGCTGTAGCGTATTGGGCCAGTCGCGCATGACAATACCGCGCTGTCCTGCTGTGAGTATGGTGGTGGTGAACGTCAGTGTCAGCACACCATCCACATACAGGGTCACCTGAGTACCCTCAGCCATCAAGGTAATCTCAGACCCCAACTCTGGGTTTGGCGCACTTACAAAATCACTCCAAACGCCACCGACGCGCTCATAAACTTGCAGCTCGTTTCTGTAGGTTCTGACCCCGATGAAATCGTCACTTGATGTGACACGCACCGCACCAAGGAAAGTCGCTGTGTTTGAGCCTGTGCCGAGTCGTTCAAGGATGAAGCTGACACCCCCATCGACAGTGCTAGACCCAACCAGACAGACAGCCTGCTCCGCACCGCTGTTGGAGGACAAGCGAATCAGCTCACCGTCCAGTGCGCTATTGGTTGTGTTTGTGCCTCCGACAAGCTCCCATGTAGGAGCGTCCTCAAGCGGCTCGATGTAAAGCGGATCAGGGCGGTAAGGCCTGACCTGATTGCCAAGTGATACCATCGGCCTCGACATCACCGCGTTCATGTCTGTGTTCGCTGTCGTGCCTGTACCGATGCGGATGTTGGCATCCTCAGTGCGGTTGGCCTGATAGATGCCCCATTTTCTGCCGACCGAGCGGCAGTCATTGTTCGACCCATCCAGCTCCGTCATCAGGCCGTTCGGGCCTTGTATGACGCATGGACGTTGACCACTTGGCACCCGTAGCTCGTCAATGAATACCGACACGCAATAGATTTCACCGGCAACGACAGGAATCTGAATGTTCAGATAGCCACGGTTGTTGCTCGCAATGAACTGCACCTGATTGTAGTCATCACCCTCAATGACAATCGCATCATCGGGAGGCCAAAAACCATCGGCCCACAGTGTCGGATGGACAAAGTTGCCCTCGACAATCGAGCCGCTGGCATTTGACCAAGGGGTGTTCGGGACCAGATTCTCAGCGAGCGGGGTATAAAACAGGTCGATAGCGAATCCGACCCTGCTGTCGAGGTAGGTGAACAGCGGGATGCTGGTCGCCTCGTACTGGGTGTTCGTGTCATCCCAGTCGTACTGAAGCTCGCCAAAACCCTCGACATCCACGATGATCGCGTCGACACCAAGGAGCTGCTCAGTGCCGTCACCCAGCGACAGGACGCACGCGCCTGTCTCGTCTGCACTGAACTCGTAAACAGTCGTACCCTCAATGGTGTTCGGGTCCATCACACCAAACACGCCTTCTTCATAGCCGCGCCTGGTCGCGCCATCGGTGCCGATGCTGAGGATGCCCAGAACGATACCGAAGCCGCCAGCCTCCCAGAAGCGATACTGCATATCGTTCAGGGTGCCGGTGAAGCCAAGGGAGCGCAGATAGCCGAACCACGCATCATTGAGCGTCGTGCCTGTCGCCCCGAGCGATTGCAGGTACTGAAGCTCCGCGTCGTTGAGTGTCGTTGCTATCGCGCCATTGTCACGATAGAAGGCAAGCAGACGGTCGTTGAGGGAGCCTTCTTCATAGCCCCGATCAGCGAGCGCCTGCATCATTACATCGTTGAGGGTCATCCTATCCGTCTAACCGAGAGTGAAGCAGAAACAACCGTGTAACTGTTGTTCCCTGCGTTGATGACAGCGACACCGACCGTGCCGCCGCCTGGGATCTGCGCCGACAGTGAGAAGCTCACGTTAGCGAAGCTCACGTTGTTTGATCCGGCAACAAACGCACCGTAGTCCCTGTTCACACCGTTGACGTTCAGAACAAATGCGTAGTCCTGATTGTTACTCAGGCCGTTCACGTT